AAACGTCAGAGTAACGATAAACTAAGCAGATAGGTGCGACGTATCCAGGGAAGTTGGGGCACCACTTTCTGGCATTACGTTGAGAGAAAGCGTATCCGCGGGTGGTAGCTTGCCAGATTTCGCCTGTCGACTTGTCTATACCAATCCTAGTACAAGTAACAGTTTGCGAGGTTATCCAGTAGCCGGTAGTCGTCTTCCCGTAAACGTATTCTCGGTAGGGACTAGGCTGTGCGATCGTGATGATGCTCTGAGATATGGTTTTGCCTGATACGCCGGTTGTCCATGTTGAATTGTTGAGCGAAAACTGTATCTCAAAATCAACAGAAGCGGCAGTCTTGTTACCTTCGTCATCCAAACCGTAAATACCATTCGGTGCCGTTATATCTACTATGACCTCATCAGTGCTTGCCTCTGTAGTGCGAGTTGTATACCCGTCCGTCTGCTTAAGCTCGATGCTCAAATCCTCTTCATGGATGTCGTTCTTAAAGAGTCTCAGGGAATCTGTAGAAGGATTGAAGTTTTCGTGTATGTACCATTCGATGTCTCGGTTGGTGGGATCGTCCTCAGCTTCGTCGTCGGTTTTGCTGTCCTGCGAGAGGTCATCGAGGTCTAACTCGCCAATAGCCAAGTCCTCAAGTCGCATCGGGTAGTACCCGATACAGAATAGCATGTTGACGAATTGATCGTTACCTACAACTTCGGTGTAAGGTTCAGCGGCATAGGGAGGGTGAAAGCGCATGCGGCCGAGAAGGACTGGGACGGTACCCCACTGCTTTATCGCATTCTTCGAACTCTCGATGCCGTAAGATTTTGGCTCTTTTTCCCTGGCTCGGGTAGTAGCGGCTGTTGGAAGTGGTGCTACTTTGTCAATAAGCCACATTCCTGCGGCTTGCACAGCTGTATTCACACCAACAGCAGCCCATCCTGTCAGCCCAAACAGTTCGGCGCCGACACCAGCCCAGGCAAGAGCGGGTACGCCCCAAGTGGCCGCTGTCAACGCTATCATCGCTACAGTGCGCAGTACGACTTTCCCTCGATCGCCACCATGTGGGAGCGTACGGATAGCTATATGGTCGCCATCTTTAAGTGGTGTATCCTTCCACAACTCCTTATCAAGGACCACACCGTTCAGAAGAATGACACAATCCACTGGATATGGGAAGCGCAGAGGAGAGGCATCTACTGTGTCCTCTAAACATCCGGTAATTGGAGTGGTAAACTCCTGACGCTCGAATGTGAACGGATTGTAGAAGTACGTGATCTTTACTTCGCTCATGCCTTTCTCCTGTATCTGTAGAACCCAACGACTCTATGCTTCCAGTCTGGCGATATGTAAGGTTCGATAACGCTGTCACATCCTTTCATCGTGTGTAACATGTATCCACGTTTTACTACAACTCCGATGTGACATGGAAGTCCACCTACGCGTAATAGTATAACGTCTCCCTCTTGCTCCTCACCAGGAGGGATGTGGCCCCACTCTGCGATGTGAGCGTTTATGGCTTCAGCAGTAAGTCCCTTTACCGTCGAGGCTTCATACTCATCCACATAAGATGGAAGGTCGATGTCGTACTTGTCTTTGTAGTATAGCCTCACTAACCCCCAACAATCACACCCTGAAGGTGTGCGTCCTCTATCGAGGAACGGAAACCCAACAAACTTTGATGCAGGATGAACCTTACTCATTAGAACAGCCCTGGGAATCTTGTAGGAGTGAATAAGTCGCCTGGGAAAGGCTCACTCATAAAGTTTTCCACGGAAATTGTTCCAGTAATAGTTTTTGCGTCGTATGATATGTTTGTCATTATGAAGCCAGGGAGATCGACTTCAATTGTGTCTGGATCACTTGCGAGAACAACCATTATCCGTACAGTCGGTGGCGTTTGTATGGTGCGGATTGCGGCGGTGAGGTCTTGCGAGACGTTATCAATGGTGATACGTGCTTGCGGAAAGTCGTCGGCTGAGTCTTCAGGTAGAGTGATGTTGAATGGATAAGCTATGTATGTGTCACCATTCGACTCTATATTTGAGTCGTTATTGCATACCCTTATCGGTGAATCTAAATCTTCGTGTGAGATCTCGAGCAGGACGATGAAAACTTCATCAGTCTCTTGGCCGTAGACTGCTTGTCTAAACGTAAGTGACGTATTCCTCATGGCATGATCTCCAACGATAGAGATACTCTAAGCAAACTACCCTTCTCAGGTTTCACCCTAGGCGGCGCAGAAAAACGCATAGAGCAACTGCTTCCGGTGATTGGGTTGATCCAGTCAAATTCGGTCGCGCCATAAGAAGCATTGTTGCTGAAGAAACTGCTCAACGTGTTGTACTGATCTCTTGTGACAATGATATCTCCGCTTACCTTTGTTACATTTGAAGTAGTCCTTCGACGCACCTTCGCTGGTCCGATGTCCATATCCGATCTAAGGAGATTATCGGGCATTTCTATGCTGAGTGTTTCAGCGATCAACTCTTGTGGCAAAGTACTAGGCCACGATGCCATACCTACCTCCCCGCAAGGATAGGATTGAGCCCGTAGGCTTGTCTTAGAGCGGTGGACGACTTACTCCTGCTCAGTAATTTTGCGGCCACCACCTCATCTATATACACATCTATACGCTGAGTACCACCCTCGTTTGTCGACTTAGCTTGTACTTCAACCGGAGCATTGTTGTAAATGTTTATTTCTGTTTTCGGACTGCCCGGAGATACATGCTCAGGCCCGCTCTCACCAAACTCATACGGCCTTCTCGATGTTAGTCCAATCCCTACAACACGCTCGTTTATCCAGCCGCCGGAGGCAAAACCTAGACGGTTCTCCCAGAAAGCACCTCCTGTTGCCTCAATGCCGGTCATACCTGTTTCGGCGCCTACTGCTGGTAACGACGTAAGCAGTAAGTCAGCTACCGGCTTAACAACTTGCATTTTCACGATAAGTCGGAGCAAGTCAGCAAGCATGGATTCGACCATGTCAGCGAAGGCGGCTTTACCACTCTTAGCGAAGTCTACAATAGCGTCCTCAAGGTTATCAAACACTTTCACTGTGAATGACTCAAACTGCTTCATATAGGACGTGTCAGCAACTTCTCGCAAGCCTTTCTTTACGCCGGCGACCCAATCTCCTGTCTCGTTCTGTGCATCTTTCAGGATTTTGAGGATCTTCTCAAACGCTTCCTTAGACATCTCATTCTCAAACTCAGGCCCAATGGTCTGTAACCGTGTCTGATAGTAGGTTAGGAAGTCTTGAGCGGCGTCGATAAACTCTTGAGAGCCTGCCTGATAAGTCTCCTTTATTGTGTTCCAGTCTTCCTCTATTTCTCGTGCGAGAGCCGCCTGAGAACTAATCACTGGCATTCCGGGAAGTTCCGCTAACTTCTTGTCAATCTCAGCAATCTGCCTAATCCGCTCTTCCCGTTCTAGTGCATACTTCTTTATCTCCTCATTGTTAGACGCCATCGCCTTCTCAAGCGTATCATAACGCCTGCCGATCAGCATGTCTAACTCTGTCTTCTCTTTCTGCAACTCACTACGCCTGAACTCTAACTCATATCTAGCTGGCATTGCTAACTCGTTGGCTAGCTTCTCATTCCCTTCTTTTACCGCCGTTATCAAGCTGTCATAGAAATCCGTAGTCACCTTATCATACTTTTTCTTCAACTCTTCCATATCTTCAGCGGGCTTTTTCATCATGCTCTCAAGGCCCTCTGCCATGTCTGGCATGAACTTAGAAGTGTCAAGTTGCGGCATTCCTTTACTAGACACCCAATCACTGATATTATTCCATGTATCCTGGAGTGTCTTCAGCACAGTATTGCTGATTCCTTTTATGTTGTTTGTAAAGGCTGTTGCGAAGTCTGCTCCAGAAGACTCTCCAACGCTCTTAGCGGCAGAATAGGCAGCTTTCGCTCGTTCTACTCTCTCGAATGCTAGCTCCTTCCTGCCTTCTAATGCACGGACTAGAGCGGTATCGCCCTTTGCATTAGCTTCTATAATCTGCTTATTTACTTTTGCATATTCTTCCTGAGCCGCTTTTAGCTCTTCGGCCGCTTTAGAGATGTTCATTGTAGAACGCGCCAAGCCAGCCATATCTATAGCGAACCCAGCCGCCGCTGCCAGTCCAGCCGCTATGAGATTGCCCCTGAAGATGATAAGCGCCATTGACGCCAATGTAAGTGTGTGCGAAAACGTGCGGACTATGTTTATCAAGGAGGACAGTCTATCTGACCACCTCTTAGTCGCTTCATTCACCGTTGGGATTCTTTTGGATATTACGTCGATAAGCGATTGTACACCTACACCAGCCAGGACGGCGCCAAGCGCTATAAGTGCAAACCTAGAGTATAGAATTGTCAAAACCTCTGCCAACTTCTTGGGAGATGCTCTGAATTTTTCAAACCATGTATACAGTGCACTTATCTTACTGCCAATAAGGTCTACCACTGATCCTATAACTGATAGCACCTCATAAGCCATTAACACTTTTAGCATGTCTTTCAACTGCTCTTTGTTGTTGTAAATGACAGTGGAAAGCACAGACAAGCCCTTTAACAGCTTCTCAAATGCTGTGAGCGTTGCGTCTAAGGCTTGGTTTAGTAGCAAGAACATGGTTGCGAAACGCTGTACATCTATGCTCTTAGAGATGTCAGTGGATAGCATTTTCTTCCAAGCGTCGATGTGCTTGCTTATCGTCTCACCGAACAAGTTAAAATTGGTGGAAGTCTTGCTAGCTAACTCGATCGAACGAGCCAACACACGCTGGATAGCCTTCTCCCAAATCTCATATGCCAGCGCCGGATTTGACTTTATCGCTTTCTCTAGATACTTAGACCAATACTCGTGAATTGCCTTCATCACCTTTTCAACAGCTTCGGCGCGATTCTTCATGTGACGAAGGTCTTCGATGTCTTGCTGAGTCAGTACGCCAAAGTTCTTTAACAAACGAATCAACTGGTTGTTGGCCCTAGTCTGTCCTTCCATCAACGCACTTATCTCAGACCGGATCTGACGTACGTTGTCACCAGTTGTCTGCGCAACGAGGACGGTGAAGTCTACGAAGGAGACGAACTCTTTAGCAAGGCGAGTAGGAACAACCACACCAGCTTGAGCAAGCTCGTCCATAGCCGTGCTAAGTTCAGTAATGGAGGAGATTGCGTTAATCGAGGCATCGGCGACAGCTCCCACGTTCATGGCGGCTCGCTGGTAAGCTTCCTCAAAAGACATGGTGCTGTTTGCGCCGAGTTTGAAGAACATGGCGAGCTTTCCCTGAAGTGTTGCTAGCTCACCTGTTCCCTTAACTGCCTCTATAAGCGTAGATGACACCTTACCGAGCAATGCCTCGAAGGCATTCATCGTACGATAAGCAATGGTGAAGCCTATAGCAACTCGACCGAAATTATTCCACCAAGTTGTTACGATCGAATTGTTTCTTATAATATTGTTACTTAAATCTCTGACGCCTCTACTAGCCTTACGAACACTCTCTTCAGCTTTCTCAGCCGATTGCCCCATTGTAACGAAGCTATGCTGAGCTGTGGATGCTAACTCCCTTGTATTTTTAACAAGGTCAGATGCTTCTACCGTCTCAGTTAAGCGTTTCGTAGCAGCTCGCATAGATGCATCGGTTGGTGGGAGGCCTAGGCCGGCGAGAGTGCTAACACGTGTGACTCTCTCCCCCAATTTCCTTTGCATCATTGCACTTTCGGTTTCGATCTTGGCAAAGGCGGCATTTAGCTGAGCTTGTATTTCCTGGATCTCAGCCTTTGCATGCTTAAACAGCTTCTGCTCGCTGATTGCCTGAATGCGAGCTTGAAGTTTACGCAACTCTTCATTAAGCTGCGTAAACTCTAGCTTCACTCGTGCTTCATAGGACAGAGCCACTTATCAACCTCCAAACAGTGCAGTCAAGGCGTTAAACTCTTGCTCATAAAATCCCTCAGTGTACGGCCCATGAATCTTCATTATGCTGTCCATCATGTCCTTTGTATCGCTGCCACCAAAGACCATGCCTATGAAAGCCGCATCTAACGCTCTCTGCCTTGTCGCTTCATTCTCAAGCACGCTTAGTTTCCACATCGGAAGAGTCAACGCTTCCTTTAGTGGAAGTCCTAAAACGTGGGCGACAGTTCCAGCCTTCTTGAGTTTCTCAATGTCGCCTACTGAGAAACTCGCGGGAGCAAATTTTCGGTCAAGAACGAGACGATCTTGAGAATGCCGATCGTACCGTACTTATCGAGCTCCTTCGGATCACACTTGATGATCCGAGCCAAGACTTCCTTGTGATTGGCGTTCTCTTTTGCCAGCTCATTTGCATCTTCCGCCGAAATGTCAGTTACCACATACTCCTTGCCGTTGACAACTAGCGTAACTGCATTCTCCTCAAGAAACTTGTCAATGTCCAGCTTCTTCATGTGATTCTCCTTTCAAGGTTTTATCGTTATTATCTCATCTGTGTAGGTGTGAGGTGAGAAAACGAACGGTATGTCTATAGGTGATTGCGTGTATGTGCCGATGCGGAATGTAGTGGGCATAAACAGTTGCACATTTTCGATGAACATCCAGTAGTTGTTTCCGGTGATTTCGAGACTTCCACGTGTATATGGACGAGAGATACTTGCTAGCAGGCCATCTGTCTTGCTTGACGAAGCGTTTATGTAGTTATTCCACTGAAAACCATGAATTATGCCTCGACCTCCTGTGATATGGCGGTAGCTCTGGCCTGTGTAAGAACCGAAGTATAAAATTTCGTCGAGTTCAATTTCGATACCTCCGAACGTTTTACCAAGGTCAGTTGGGTCGAGAACTAATGTTATTTGATCAATAAGGGTTAAGTCAGACTTGTTATCATACTGGAATGGCTGAAACCGCACACGCGCTTGAGATGCATCAGTGCCGATAGCGAAGTTGTTAGAAATGATAGTCCAGTTGGCGTAGTTTCTTGCCGAACAGAAGACGTAACCAAACCCTGAGCCATTACCTGTGTAAGAATAGGCGAAGAAGGTAGAAGAAGATAGGTTGTTGCCTTTGACAGCGGCAAATAGACGAGCATTGCGTCCCCTAAAGTTATTCAAGTCGGTAGAGCCATAGAGATCAGTATAGATGTAGGTAGTGGAAGTGTTAGAGTAAAGGTCAGTGGCGTTAAGACTGTAGTTACCAGCAAAAACGCTGTTGTTTTCATAAGTGTAGGATGTAGTAGCGCCTCCCCAAGACCAATTGTTAGCAGAATTGGCCGACGACCACCGCTCAAAATCTCCATTAGGCACGAGGTTAATGGTAGCGTAAGTGATGGTCGCCGGCCCGAATAGCATGGTCTCTACTCCTCAGTCAACACTCGTGTTGCCAAACGCAATGCAGTTGTTGTTAGCATTGGCGTAAGGGTATGCAGTCACAGTGAACTTGACTGCACGCTGGGTTGTGCTGTCAAATGTCAGCTCCATCGCTGAGGAGATGCCGCCCTTGTAAATGGTGATCCATCGCAAAGCATTACTCGATGGAGAACCATTCTCATAGGGCTTGAGGAGAAACTTCTTTGCGTTGGTCAACAGCGAGGTACCAGCACCGGTATTGACAGACACACATGCGTTATTGCCGTTACCAGCCACCGACGACTTGAAGACTGTCGCAAAGGTGTTGAGAGAGATATCAGCCAGCGAAGCAGTCATCCTGATGACACGCCCAGAGATGAACTCGTCTTCAGGAGTGTCACCACTCTGATCCGACTTTAACTGCTGAAGATTCTCTTCGATTGATAATGTCACACCGCCAAACGTCTTACCCAAGTCAGTAAGATTATTAGCGGATCCACCTACATTTCCGTAAAGGATCTGGCATGGTCCTAACTCAAGTCCCATCTTAAACCTCCTGTTTTCCTATTTTGCACGCTACTGAGTATACCGCACGGTTCATCGTGTCGGTTCCTTCATACCTCGCTATCACACTTCCTATTACTCCCCAAGCCGTTCCACATATTCCTCTATACGCATCAAATGCACTTCTCAACGTACTAGCATATCCACTGGCCACGTTGAGACTGGTATTGCAGATAATCACATTTACGTCGTATACCAACAAACCGGCAAAGTTCGAGGTGTCAGCCAGTGTGTGGACTATTATGCAATCTCGTTCCCCCGCAGCTTGCTCATCTATCACTACGTCTGTCCCGAGCGTTAAGCTCAAGGCAGTCGCTACAAAGCTAGCGATCGTTTCGTCCATGACTACTCCTCAAGCAAACTCTGTACTATGCGTAATGCCGTTAAAGAAAGCCTCTTCTCAATGGCTCTGGATGTGGCACGTGCAAGTCTCTCTCTTGTCACATCTCGCTTAGAGAAGTAACCACCTACTCCTGCCGCCCTCCTAGACATAAACCGTCTTTTCCTCACATGCTCAGTGCCACTAACACCTAATACCTTCGGAGCGTAGTCAAACACTCTCATGCCTCTGTAAATCTTCGTGACGGTAGCTTTTGGTGTAGCGGGTTTAGGTGTGTGCCACCAAATAGCTATATGTTTGGTGTATGGGCTAGTCGATACTTCGCCCTCGTATTCTGGCTCCCACACACCAAAGGCATTATTGTTCGGTATCCCCGTTTTTCCTTCCGTCATATATACTAACTCGGTATCAACATAGCCAAAACCGCTATTTATCAGCCTTCCCGATGCCACGGGAATAGCACTGTACGACTCATCGAACACGTTTTCTATGATGCCAAGTGCTTCCGTTTGAGCCACACGCTCAACGGCCCTCGCAATGTCTGTTGGAAACTGATCCCAAGTCTTAGCCATAGATAAACTCCACTTGCCTCACGTTCCCTCTATAATCCATGAACCTCGCAAACTTCAAAACCTCATACACATTATTCCCATACGTCATCGTGCAGTTTCTAAGATCAACATCCTCGAAAATAATTCCCATGCCTTTGGCATGCTCAATAAGTTCGACTGCTCCACCATAAAGCGCCGATATACGCTCCTTGTCTATATGCTCCTCGATCCAGGCATAGTAATTGTTCGAGGCACCTGAGGTTAAGGTACCGTTGTAGGAGCGGTTGCGAGAGGTAATTGTGATCAACGAGTTTGTCCTGGCCATTTCCACCTATCCACGTCAACTTGATTGCTGTTATTGTTATTCGATGTGTTGTTGCTAATGTAGCCAGCTTTCATCGTCTTTGCATAGTAACAGTACAGATCCCAGTAACGTTTGTACTTGGAGGAAAGCTCTTCGTAAGCAGAGCCCATACGATACGTTGGCTTATACTTCGCAGAAAGAAGCCAGAACGCTTTCATCGCCGCTTCCTTTGCGGTGCTGTAAGTCGCAAGTATCGTATTCTTCTCCTTTTCGGTGAGTTCGTCTAACGCCTCACCACCAATTTCCATGAGGAGATCAGTTTCAGTTATCGCCATAGCTTGTCAGTAGGTGAGAGGGGAGAGTGCTAACCCTCCCCTCTCGGTCAGCATCACACCATACCATACAGGTACACACCGAGGTCGGTCGAGACTACAACTTGGTCGATGTACATGTCAGCCTCGATCCTCAGTGAGTTGTTCTTCTCCGGCATCGGGATCTTGTTCGTGCGAACTGCACGACCAATCTCACCACCAGTATACACTATATGGTAGCCAGCGGATGGAGCGAACTTAGACGGACGATCCGGCGTGTAGCACAGGAGAGCACGGCTAGTAGCCAAGAAGTCAGAACCATCTTCGTTCACTGCATCAAGCACTACCATACGGTCGACCTCAAAGAGGCGCGCAATGGCATCAGCGGTGACGACCTTGTCGCTTGTAGTCTTGAGCCTGTCCATGATGATAGTGTTGGTCTTCAGGGTATTGAAGGCGTCCCAAGTCAGAATAAGCTTGTTCGCCTTATATCCAGTGGCCTTCATGATGACGCTATGAGCGGTCATGATATGCTCAACAGGGTCATTGCTGGACGCGCCAGACGACTTAGTACTCCACTTGTAGGAGCCGAGGTCCGTGTCAGTACCCCATACGGAGGTCGTGAGGAACGTAGCGATAAGCTCCTTGAGGAGAACTCGGTTCATCCTTGACATCACGAACGCAACGGCGTCGTTGATAGGATCGAACGGGTTGTCGTACTCGGTCCACTCATCACGAGTGATGTCTTTGTGGAAGGAGTACTGCTCCACAGTGTATGACTGCTTGGTCACTGTGTAGTCATCGCCGAACGACTCGGTAGCGCCTACCCTCTTATAAAGAGAGGTAGAACCGATGCGAAGCCAGTCAGCCTTCGTGTACTTTGCGATGTAGCCAGACAGCCGCTGAGTCGAGACCATCGGGAATATGTCGAACGCTGTGAGCGGTTTGTCTACGATATACCTGTTCGCCACGTTGGCGATAAACGTCGAATTAACTTGATCGGTCCAGTTGGGCATATTCTCACCCCCTTCCTTACAGCAGTTCAATCATAACGTAGTTCGTAGAAGCGTTAGCAGATGCACTAACCGCTTCACGAGCCACTGCACGAACATAGGTACTAGCACCAGCCTTCTCGAAAGTACCATTAGCGCTGGACGACAGCTTGTCACCAACTGCCAAAGCATTGTTGGCAGGCAGGTAGACATATCCCATGCACGTGCCCTGTGTAATGATCTCAGACGCCTGATTCGCAGGAGCTCCACGACGGATAACGCCGAACGCTACCTGAGAATTATTGGCAGTCAGAGAACCATCGTATGCAATAGCATACCCCTCTTGTCCTACAAGATTGTTCGCGGACACGAATGACCTACGAACAATCCCCTGCTCATATTTGCTCGCCATATCTTACCTCCTTACTGCTCAAGCTCTGCGATCACAGTCGGATTGCGCTTTGCGTACTCGACCCAAGCGTCAGTGACGGGAATCTTCAGTTCAGCCGCAAGAGCCTCGACTGCCTTCTCCACGTCTGCAACCTTCTTCGCGTGGGTATTTTCCTTGGAGAGCTGGGCCTTCCCAAGCTCGTTGATAATGTCCTGCTGAAACTTCACGATGTCGAGCAGCTTCTCAACAGTCGCATTATCAACCTTGCCGTAGAGCGGCTTGAACTCGTCGGCCAGCTTCTGTCCAACCTTGCTTTCCACCATGTGAGTGAACTCACGAAGCTGAAGCTCGTTGAGCTTAGCTTTGTAGGCGTCAAGCTCCTTCTTCACTTCCTCAGGGATCTCAGCGACCTTCTCCTGAGTGTCCTCTTTCGCCGACTCAGTGGGAAGTATATCCTTGAAAACTTCGCGGATATCTTCCAGAGACACATTCGAGTCGAGCGTCTTCAGTTCCTCGCGCACTACCTCCGGCACGTTGTCGGATTTAGAGGCAAGGTAAGCCATAATCTTAGTAACCTTATCCATTTTTACTCCTCCTTTGACGTCGAAACTATCCTTGATCAGTAAAAACTTCTTGCCGGTCTTTGGTGCCGCTGCCAATGACACCTCAAACACTACCAACTTTTTGAGCTTAGCCATTTCTTAACACCCCTGTCTGCCTTCAGCCCGATGATAAAATCAATCGGGTCAGCGTCACAATCCCCACGTACCATTCGTTTTAGGTGCGCTAGCCGTTTCCGTCCTTGCAAGTAAAAAGTTGGGTGGCCTTGGAGGCGGAGGGGCCAAGGCCACCTCATTGCAATTAGGAGAGTCACGCACCTTCTCTTACCACATAACCTCCGAGCGAAAAACCTACGATATTGCCCTCTCTAATCATACGTTGAAGGTCGGCGTCTTTGACGCGCCAACGCTGAAGCCAAGATCCAGCCTTCACAACGTGGTCGTTGAAGGTGAAGTCAACGGGAGCGATATAACTCTCAAGGAGTTGAGCCTGCTCTTTGGAGAGCGGGAAGGAGTGGCGAAAATGCAGGGACTGATAGTTGGTGTTGTACTCGTAGCAAGCGTTCATGATAGTCTCAGCGTCCGCCTCATCACCATCTGCATCCTTCTCATTCGGGCTGTACACCACGCCAAACACTTCCTCACCCTTCACATCCAGCAACTTAAACGTAAGCTCCTTTTCCTTGTCCTTACAAGACCGCTCGTACATAGAGCGTGCCTTATTCTCCACCTCGTCGTAGCCGTACTGGGCAGCACGAGTTATAGCGGCCTTCAGCAAACCACAGTGGATGGCCCCACTCTCAGGATCACGATAAGGAAACTTCTTGTTCTCACCATCAACAAGCAGGAAGTAGCTGTCGGGATAGTTCCTACGCTTAGCCTGCGTGTTGTAGGCGTTATAGATATACTCAGGTATTGTCGTTGAGCGTATCACGTTCGGCATTATCTTGTCCTCCTTCTGGTTCGGTTTCTTCGATTCTTGGGATGTTAAGTAGTGCAAGCATCGCATCCTCTATGAACTTGGTGGGCTGGATGACGCCCTTGTCTACGAGATTAGCGACGAATGTGCCGATGTCTCGTAGGTTGTTTTGCCCCTTGACGGTGAATTCGATTGTAGGGGAGGGAGAGATGCGATTGAAGGTACAGATTGGGTCGATAACTTGCTTTTTGATAGCACCAGCTATGACCTTTATGAAAGCTTCGCAGGCGTTTACGAAGTTAGAGACATGGACAGTGACGTTAGAATTGTTGGTAGAGGCAAATGCGCCGAGAGATAGGAAATTGGCGAGGACAGCTGCGGTCATTTCGGTGTTGTAACGAGCGATGATCTCGTTAGTCGGGATGGTAGCTCGGTTCTCACCACGAATGATTGATAACGTCCAGCCAGCGGGTATGACTACGCCCATCATCTGGTCTCTACGCACGGACGTGACTAAGTTCACCGCCCAGTCCAACGTTGCGGCGACGTTTGCGTCATAGTTAGGAGAGGACGGATCGGCAGCTAAGAAGTCGAATCCTTCAGGAGCCTGCATGACTGGTAAGCCGCCGAGGTCGCGATCAATAGCTAGCGCTTCGGATGCTTCGACTGACAACTTGTAGTAGTAAGGCTTGTAGACAGTACGAAGGAGAGATATGCCGAATGGAGAGCGGCTGTCTTGAATAGGAACGACGTGAAGAGATTTTGAGTAAGGCATAGTGAAGATGCCAGTTGTAGTTTGCTGTTGGACGAGACCGTCGGAGTCGTCGATAGCCACGATTGAGGGCTGGTATCTGGGTTCGATGTCTTCTAGAACAACCATGCCATCACGAATGGCATAGATTTTTTCGCCGAGGTAGAAGCCGTAGGTAAGAGCGCTGGCGATCTCGCCGAGAATCTGAGAGAATGGAGTGCGCATGTTGTCGAGAATTTCCATAACGAATGAAGCATTCTCGCCTTTGAGGGAGTATTCGGAGCGTTGGATTGCGGTCTCGAACAGAAGCATCATCCCACCAATGATGGGGTCGTTCTTTCGCATCTTGGTATAGATGTTGAGTCCGGTGGGAGCGAGGAGCTCGGTGAGCGGTTCGACAACAGAGGAGTGGTAGCCTTTTAGAGCGTCGTCTATGCCACGAGAGAGCATGGTGGCGGTCATAGACTTTAGGGAAGCCGCTTTGTTAGCTAAGAACGTTGGTTTTTTCTTAAACATCTCGCTCTCCTGAGAAAGGTGCTTCATGCACCTTGCTAGAAAAACTTACCGTACTTTCCGTAGCGATTGGCCACTAACGTTCGTGACAGCATACTTTGCATGGTCACAGTAAGACCTTTAGATACATGGACACTCCTGCACTTTACCGCAAAATTGTCAACGATACAAGTCATCATCAAGGCATCCGCATAGTCAGGGGAGAAGCCGATCCTGCGCTTCAAATCTTTCTTCGACAAGCGTAGTTGAACCTTCCCAGATGCATAGTCAAACTCAATATTCACCAACTCTTTCTTCAAACGCTCAGGCGGTGGGACGGGAAAATGTAGTTCCTTGAACTGTTTATGCAACAGATGATAACCCTCGTCTCTGCGCCGATCATACATAGTCTCGTGCGTTGCCCGCTCACTGCCAATAAAAGCGATAACGTTAACCTTCCGATTCGCACGCAGTATGTCATAAACACCAGCTCCCAGCCCTAAGGCGTCAACTACTGCTACGACCTCACGCCCACTGTATTGTGCCGCTAAACGCTCGACCTCGTTGGCCAGAAAAGTCGTGTCGTTCAAGGGATACTCGTCCCACTTGATAATCGAGTTCCCTGAGCGATGGCAGATGATCGACATGTCCTCGCCACTACCCGCTACATCAACTGCCATCACTATCCGACCATACTGCACTTCCCTGTTCTCTCGCACTACCTTATCAAACTCCTCAGGCGTCACAACAAATGCATCAGTCTGCTGTATCGGCTGGCCCATGACCTTTGCACGATACATAGCGGAGTCTCGCCCATAGCGACTTGCTATTCTCTCCTCATACGTCGAATCGACTAGCGGCGACTCTCTCGCATCTAAATACAACACTTTCCAATTCTTTCCCTTGCCTTCAGGATCGTTGATTGTGTCGTAGTAGTACCCAGACGTAGACACTGGGTTTGAGATAAGGAGAATCATGGCATTCTTGTCAGTCATCGCACCGTCCAGTGCAGTGAACACGGGATCGGGAACGCCACTAGCCTCATCAACGATAATCAGCAGGTGAGGGGCGTGGAAGCCAGCTAGTGTGTCGTTTAGGTCTTTGTTGTCTTTTGGGACTGTGCGGGCAACGGCGAACCACTCACGGAAGCCTTTGACTACCAATCTCCCAGTGAGAGGGATCAGCATGTCGTTGTATCTGTAGCGCTTCAGCCACAGATTGATTTCGCCCCACAAGATATCGGTCAATTGCTTGCCTGATGGGGCGGTTGTGACGACTTTGGCGTGCGGATGACAAGTTAAGAACCAAATAGTAAGTAGAGCGGCTACAGCGGACTTGCCGAGACCACCGCCAGCTGACACGCACAGGTTCTTGTGCTCAATGAGTGAATTAGCGATTAGGATTTGCTGGTCAGTTAGGGATGGATACTTTAAGCTAGTGAAGTCAATAGTGTCTCGTGTCCACCCAACGAAGTCTTCACCATACTTCTGTTGGAGTAGACGACTAAACGCTAATGCTTGCTTTTGAACTTTCTTATCATTCGCCATTCCCTCCATCTACAAGATCTTTGAACATGGATGCAAACGGGTCCTTTTCAGGCTTCTTCGTTACCGAGGGACGATACGTCAGAATCGCTCGACACGCTTGGATCAAGTCTCGTCGGTCGATTTCATCATCTTCGTTTATGATAGAATAGAGACGAAGGAGGGCCTGCATAGACGCTTGACAGAGAAATAAGTCTTTCGCATTTGAGTCTTCCTCTGCGACCTTCTCCCTAAACACTGTCTCAAGCTCAGGATACTCTGCGAACAGCTTGTAGAAAGCGCCTGCGGGCAGACCTTCGTCTCGTGCGATGTCATCGAGCGACGTAGGCACTAAGAAGCGCTTAGCGACATACGCCACAAACTTCTCATTGTTCTTGAACTGATCAACAAGCTCCTCAAAAGTCATCTGTAAGCCTCCAAGTTCAGCAAGTAGTCTAAGATCCTATCAGCCACTATAAACTTCCCAGTGCCTATCTGCCTCCAAAGCTCTTTCTCCATCTCCATCCTTGGCGTAACCACTCCTGCCAGCTCTGGAATATAGCAAAACACCACACACTCCTTCATAAACTCCTTGAAGATATTATTAACCCACCAACTAACATCCTTCGACAA